GTATCCCAAAGCAGTAATTCATTATCTGTCGCTGGAGGGTTAGGGCTATATGCTACATCATTAAAGGTAGCTATACTTGGCTGTGCATTTACCCAGCCTCCTGTGGGCCCTTGGTAGAAAAGGTAACTACCGGACTGAATACTTGTTATTGTTACATCAGTAAGTCCTGCGACGTCAAGAGTAGCCTGTACATTTAAGTTACCTGTTCCTATTATAGAATTTCCATTAATTGTATATACATCTGTAAGATACCCCGCACCATTTGTTAATTGATTATTATTTGTAGGTATACTTGGTAAATTACTTAAATCATTATAATTACCTGTAGTAGCTACAGTTGCAAAACTCCCTGAAGTTAAAAATCCTGAATCATTAGTTAAGTCACTAGTTTTTGTAGGTATAGTTGGTTTATTACTTAAATCATTATAGTTGCCTGAAAAAAGCAAATTAGTAGTATCAGTTAGATCACTAACATCACTAGGTATTTGTGCACTTGTAATAAACCCAGAGTCATTTGTTAAATCACTAGTTTTTGTCGGTATGCTTGGTTTATTAATTAAATCATTATAAGAGCCTGATGTTGCTACTGCATGAAGATTTGGAGTACCATTTAAATCACTATAATTACCACTTGTGGCTACTGCATGAAGGCTGGTCGAAGTAACATAGTTTGCATCATTAGCTAGAACAGAAACATTATCCCCCGGCTGTACTGCGGAATCTGCTTTTGCTCCTTGAGCTGCGGTAGCAGCATCGGTAATCCCATAACCTGCTAAAGTTGTGGGAGTATTAGTTAAGTCAGAAAATGCTACTGTTCCAGGACCCCAATTTGTACCATCATATTTTAAAAGTTTATTCGCGGTAGCCCCAGTAGAAACATTTGTTAAACTTTCTAACGTATAATCAATATAGCTTAATTTTGTACCATCATGCTGTAAAATTTGAGTGTTAGAACCTCCTGCTACTTTCAGTCCTCCTGTTCCTATATCTGCGGCGTTTGCAAATAATTCTCCCCATCTTTTAGCTGAACTACCAATATCATAACTATTTGCTGTAGTAGGAATTAAATTTTCTTCAATTTCCGCATTAAAAGTAACTACATCGGTAGAAGAAGTTCCAAGTAAAACATTTTCTCTTAAATGAGTAGAGCCATAAACAGATAGACCATCAGCAACTGTCCATTGAATATTAGATTCCCATGCAGGCCCCGTACCTCCAGATCCATCTGGTAAAGAAGAAGCAATATTATATTGAATTGCTGCAAAAGCTCCGTCAAGAGTAATACCTCCTCCTTGTGCTGCTGCAGCATTTCCTGCACCATCTGCAAGAACTATATTTTTATCGTCTACAGTCATAATAGTACTATTTACTTCTGTTGTAGTACCATCTACTTGTAAATTTCCTGCAATAATTACAGTACCCGTATCGTCTCCATGAACTGCTGGGTCAATTACAAAGTTAGCAGGACCTCTTAGCCAGCCTCTTAATTCTAAATTATTCATTTTAGAATTAATGTCTGTACCATCGTAAGTTATAAAGTCTCCTGCTGCTGGATCTCCTATAGATACTTTATGTAAACCGTCTGTAGGATCTACGCCGAACCAAAAACCGGTACCAACACCGTAATCAGTCATTCCCCCACGAATACTTCCTCCAGCTACGTCAATTCCGGCATTTGGACCATTTATTGTAATTCCATCACTTGTTCCTGTTTCTGCTTGCTGCTGAGGATTTAAATTAGAAACAGCGCCTATAAAGGAACGATTTAGTATAAAGTTTAATACGTAAGGTGGCCCATCAGGACCTCTAAGAACTTGTGCAAGAACAGCGTCATTAGAATAGTTAGGACGATAAACAGCTCTATAAGCTGCTTGAACTTGAAGTTCGGTTTCAAAAGAACGATCTAAAGTAACTTGGGTATCACTGTTAATTTCTATTACTTTGGCCCCTAATCCTAAGTATTCGTCATTAATAGAGCCTACAGGAAAAGTTACAGTATCATTAACTTTAAGAGATTGTCTAAACCCTGAACCTGTCATTATACCGTCAGTTGATACCGCAACATTTCCAATGCTAAGCCAATTACTGCTATGATCCATAGCACGCGTGCCATCCCCCATAAATCTCCAAAACGGTAATGTTGGCATTGCATGTTTGTCCCACTCCACTAAATGAATGGTTCTATACTGCGCTTGAAATAGTATATAAAGTTCGCGTGTCTCGTCAGGAACTACTCCATCTAAGTTTACTACTTGAGGCTCTGATACTGTGATTGCATTTTGAGGATTTACTATTGAAGATATATTAACAGGATAGCTTTCAAAAGTGTAATCAAATTCGTCAAAATCTTCTGTAGGTTGAGGATTTAAAACGGTTCCTTCATAAGTCCAGCCGTCAGGGTATAACTCTGCTACTAAATCTCTTAAGAAAGGCCAATTTATTAAACCCCTATACCTACTAGATACAGGATCTCCTGCTCCTTCCTCTGTACTTTGAGTTTCATCGGCTCTAAAGGAATTGACTGTATCTGCATTAAAACTAGCATATGCACCTTTGGGCATACCATCATGAATACGAGGGCCTATAAGAGTAAACTTTTGCCCATCTCTATTTATCCGTACTGTTTTAAATTCAGAATAGTTTCCTTTATGAGAAACACTTCTTACTTTAAATGTAATTTCTTCTGACATTAATCAAATCCTGGAAAGTTTATTGACTTTTCTGTGGTGGTTACAGGAGACACTACTGTATCTGCAGTATGTACTATTTCAAAATGACTAATCCATTCGTCATTTTCTGGTCTATCCCACGATAATAAAATTTCAGAGAATGGAGTAGCTTGAGGGCCTTCAAATGAGGCGTGCAGATTTTTAACCGAAGGAATGACATCAGGCTCTTTTTCTGCATAAGCACTAGGGGGTATAGCTCCTAAGTCATATTCTTTTTCTATTTCTCCGAATTTTTGATTATAGTGCTCCACGGCCGTTACAGCAAATATATTTTTAGATTCTTTTGCTATATCTAAAACTTTATACGTTTTTGCTGACCCTAATATTTCGGCCCCGTCTGAATTTATTTCTCGTATAGACCAAATTAAATTTGCTCGAGGAACCTTATCTAAACTACTAGCTAAGTTAATGGACGATGTTGTAACTGTCCCGGGGTTAGTTATATCTACTTTTTGCACATAAGTTGCAGAATGCCAAGACATTTGAAGTAATGTATCTCCAGCAGAACTAGAAAATGCATTTGAAGCTTTACTCTCACTATCTAGACTTGTTAAAATATAGTCTTTGCCATTAAAAACATAAGCTTCTGGTATTCTATCGTTAGTATTATAAGTTGTTCCATTTATAGCAATTGATTGAGCTCCGGTATAAAAAGCCGCGGGCTCTGTAATTACTAGGTACATTTCATAGTCACTTGTAGAATTAAAAGTTATCTCTCTGTCTAAAACTAAAGAATTAAGAGTCCCTCCACTACTAAGTCTTCCGCCATACGAAATTCCATATCGATCTCCATCTTGTACTGTTATTACGTCCCCTGGCCTTATGAAAGCACTACCAAAAGACGTCTTAAATGTAACGACTTCTCTTTGATTCTGTGCCGTCCATAGTTTCCACTTTCCCATTCGTATTGCTTGACTTTCAGAAGTACAACCAAAGGCTACTACTTCTTTTGTCCTAATTTGTCCAGTTTTTGCAATATCTGATTTGTCTTCTATAAGTAGAGGGACTAGCTCATAGTTTGCAGCAGGGTCATTCCAAGTTACAATTATTTGATTAAATTTTGTATTCTCAGGAGTTCCTTCATACGCAAAACGCCCATCAATAACATTAGCTTTTGTAAAGTTATAAACGGGATCAGAAGGAACATCTTGTACTAAACTTATTTGACCGTCTAGCCAATAAATTATAGAGGCAAAATTGGTTGCCATATCTTTCAATACTTTATAAATTTCGATCGGCTTAGTAAGAAGTACATTCATTCTGTACCGAGGTTCTAATAATTCTGCCGTTCCTTCCATATCAGAAGGAGCGCTATCTGTAGGACGTATGTACCTAAATTCTGTTCCCACATTTCCATCAGGGGCCCCTATGTCTGTCCAAGGTATTGCTCCTGTTGTTTTAATTCTATAAAACTCTCCTGTTTTAAAACTAGTAAAACCTGCAATTTTACCTGTACCTACTAGCTCATCACAATATCTAGCAATTCTATATAAAGAGTACTTATCGATATCAAACTCAGAAATGTACTGTCCGGCACCATACCTATTATTTGTTACTATATCATAAAAACACCAAGCAGGATTATCAGTATAGTGTAAAACTTTTTTAAAGTTTCCTCCCCAAAAATTTTCATACTCGGCTTTGCCCGTATGAGAGTACTCCCGAGGAGTGTAAGATTCGGGAATTTTTACTAACATTCCGCGCATTTCATAAGTTCTTCTGGGAGCTTTATTATACTGTTTAGAATTAAAAATTGTATTTACTAGTGCTGTGTATGGGTAGGTGAATTTATCTTTTATGACACATTGAATTTTACTAATTACCGATTCTGCAACCGTATAATAGTCTGTCTTATCATCTTCACTGCCTGCCGATCTTCCAGTTGAGTAAACAGGTAGCCCTGCACTTCTAGTTTGTCTAGCTACTTGTAGTACAAAAGTATCAAAAGGTCTGAAACTTTCTAAGTCTATAATATGTTCATAAGAAATTCCTGCTCTTGTTCTTCCCCAATGTCTAACAGAATTTCCAAATAAATCAACCCAAGGTCCTGTAATTCCATTTGTTGTAAATTTTATTCTAAATTTGTATATAGCATAACAAGTCAATAGACTTCCATCCTCTTGATTCATTGTATGTAATCCTTGAGGGTAGGTAATCATTAAAGAAATTTGATCCATTTCGTTTATTTTTGCATTATTTGCAAAAGCACTTGATGGAATATCTGTAGGATTATTTACAGTATGTGCGTTTAACTCCAGCTGACCTAACCCTGTTCTATTTACATATCCATTTTCTGGATCGATATTAGGAAGCCCGTGTATATCAAAAATTGTTATTGATTCATTGGTATTTTTGCCGTAGTCTGAAAGAGTAGGATTATTAGGATCTGGGGCTAATATTTTTAAGTCTGTGGTAATTCCTCCTAAATTTCCTTCTGTAACTACGGCCGCCCCTACAGTGCCTACTTCTGATAAAGGCTCTTGTATCAAATAGCCCCTACGTTCTTGCGAATAAAGCCCTTCTACTTTTAAAAAATTACCCGCAGTTCTCCAGCCTCCAGACTGTCGATTATAGTAGTCTACCCAAGCGTCTTTTTCGTCGGGCAATAAATAATTTGGTGCATCGTCTACAGTAACTTCATCTGGTAATTCTATCTGGGATTCTTCTTCGAAATTAAACTGAAGAGAGCTTGTAATTGAAAATATATAATTTCCTGGTTGTGGTTCGTTTTCGGTTACAACACTTTTGTTGTTAGGAATACTAGCAAGAGCAAACTTTTTAGCAATAAATAGTTTATACTTTTGGGGGTAAATGGCAACATAAGGATTTTTTGGTTCAAATATAATAGTATTTGCAATAGCATATACAGTCTGGCCCCCCATAACACTACCAGCATCTGCTGCTACTAAAAAGGCGCGCGAATTTTCATCATTTAAGGTAATCCACCTTTGTATATCTCCGCTTAAATTATTTGCTGCATCAGCTGTAATTCTTACTTGATTATTTGCATCTCTTACAGTAGATGTAATATCTAAGTCATCTACGAATAAATAATCAAATAAAATTATACTTTTTCCGGTTGCATAGTAATCTCCGGTACTGGTATCAATCATATAATCTGGTAGCGTACTCCCACTTGATAAAGTTCCATTTTTACCAGAAAATGCAATTCTAGTACTAGGATCTATAGCGGAGCCTAATACTCCTTGGGGAGGAATATATCCTAAATATTTTGCATCTTTTACAGGAACATCATCAAAATAAATAGACCCTGTTCCATTTACCAAACCTGCTACTGGGCCCTCACATATAGCATCAGTAATAGAAATATTTTGTATTACTGTGCCTGACCCAGTTTGAGTAAATACTCTTTCTGTTTGATTTACATTACCTGAATTATTTGGTCCGCCAATACCTAAATTAAATAGGTAATTCGCACCCCCGATACCATCTGGCATAAATTTACTCCTTTACTTAATACTCAAATCTTGGAATAATACTTCGGTCCAAATCAGGCCCACTGGGTGGACGGGTCGGTTGAGTATCTCCACCATCACCCCCTCCATCAGTTCCTCCGCCATTGCCGCCATCTGTATTTCCGTTATAATTATCTGTGCCTTCCTCATTTGTATTATCGGTATTTGGTGTGGCAGCGTTTAAAGGGTCTCTATGAACAAATACAGCAGCTGCATTAGCAGTTTGAAAACTAATTGGCCTCCCTGATATTCTTAACTGCCCGTAAAGCACCGGGACAGGATCTCCTTCAGCAATTACTTGTCCCGACCCCTGAAAAAGATAAGTATCCTCTTTTGATGCGCCACCATTATCTGTCGCAGGATCAGGCATCATCATTTCAGTTAATCCCTGCATTAAAAGTGCTCCCCCAAGAACTGCAAGTCCTAAAGCAGCACCTATTGCTAATCCACTAGCTCCTCCTGCCATAACGGTTGCAAATAATGTTTTTCCTGCTGCCGCCCCTAAAAACTGCATTCCTGGAACGAATAAAAGTGCTACCATCAAGAAGCCTACAATTGCTTTTACAACTCCTCCAGAACCTGCTGGTATAGCACGAATTGTCATTGCGCCTGTATCATAGTGAAGCAAAAGCTCGCTCTCATCAGTAATAGGTGTATCATCTACTTCGCAAACAAATTCTATACCTTTTTCCGAAGATTCTATTAAATATGGACGAAGCTCTGGAAAATTACAATCAAGGCATTTAACAACATCTTGGAAAGAAGATACGTCCATAGTAAATTCTTTTCCGAACTTTTCGCCTATATCCCCTTCTAAATATATTTTACGCATCATATCTATAAACTCCTACAATTGTGGGGGCCCATCTTGGAAACAAAGATTCTCGGCAAGAAAGACGATGTACTGCATGGTGAAAAAACATATCCTTGCCTATATAAACTCCGCAATGATTTGGTACATCTGACTCCATTTGAAAAATTAATACATCATTTATCTGTAATTCTTTTTTATCTACGCGTTTTCCTCCCCATTGCTTTGCCATATCATCAGTAAAATAATTTAAATCTTCTTTCTTCCACCAATTTTCTTCAAACAAAGCTCTAGGAGGGATTTCTATATTTTGAGTTTTTAAATAGTCTCTAATAGCTTCGAAACAATCCATTACTCCAAATTTATATTCTCTACCTATTAAAGGAAATGCTTTTGTGGTTGGTTCTACTATATTTAAATTCATTTCCGAATCAAAAATATAGTAAGGTATTCCCGTACTGTTACATCCGTTTATATCAGATTCACTAGGTTCATTACTAGTATTTATATGGTTATGAACTATTCCTAAAATATCTGCTTTTTTAATTACATTTAAATAATCTTTTGAACACATTATAAAATCTTGATTATTTGTAGCAATATTTTTACAGGGAAACCATTGTTTTTTTCCTTCAACAATTCCTATAATTCCGCAGCCTTCTTTAGGATATTCTTTTGCAAAATGTTCTTGTATTTCATCTATCATTTAAATTTATTTGTTCCTATAAATCCGCCAAAAGGAAGAGGCAAATAAGTGTCTAAAACTCCAGGGGTACTAGTTGCTTGAAACCGAACTTTACAAGAGTTTACTCGTTTTCCACAAACATCTATTCTCTTCCAAACGCCTTTTTGAGTATTTGGATTTCTACCCTTGCTCGGATTAGTTGCCTCCCAAATTCTTATATATCCATCTCCATTATAGCCATCAGTAAAACTTATTTCAGTACCTTTTAGTATCGGGCCAAGAAATGCACGACTAAATGTAATTTTATATTCATATGATAAAACAGTATTACCAGAGGTCATCCCGGGAGTAAGTGTAACATTAGTTACAAGACCTGGAGAATTTAAAGTACTAGGTATTAAATAATAATTATTTATTTTTGCTAGTATCTGTGCCGCATCGTCAGCTTCCATCCAGTCTCTATTGTACGCAATATATAAATCAAAATCTCCAGCATTAGCATTTCTGACTACTTTACTATTATAAGTTGTAGGAATATATACTGCGCTTGCTCCAGTAATAGTTTTTACTCTGTCGCCCTCTACATAGGATGTTGTGGGGCTCCAGTCAGGAAATGTTGCTGCACCTACTATTAACTCATCATTTTCATCAAAAAATAAGTTACCTCTACTATTTAAAGGAAAGGTGCACCCTCCTTGACCATTTTCAAAAAAGCCCTGATACTTCCAAGGACAGTATTTACCAATAATATACCTGTTAGGTAGTTTAAACCCTTCCAGATCTAAAGGACTGGCAAGTTCTAAAGCCATTAAAGGTCCTGTTTCTTGAGCTACTCTATTTATATAATAGGAAGCTTTTGGAAATTCTGTAGGGCGTTCAGGCAGCTGTCCTTCATTGTAAGTATACTTTAATAGTGTAGTTCTGTATATTACTTTGCTACCTACTAGATCTTGAGCACTAAAAATACCTTCAGACTCTAAAATATTTATAAGTAATTCTTCGTCTCTTGTACCATCTCCGTCATTCATAACGGTTCTTGCAATTCCAGGTATATTTGCTAAAGTTAAAGTAGGTCTTGAGGAAGCTCCGCTACTTTTAACATCTATACCTTCTATCATTATAGGCATAGCTACATATTCATTTAGTACAGATCCTTTGGAGTCTGGAAAATATATATTGTCTAAAGAGCTCTCGTCGAATCCATTGTACAAAAATGCCATGTTTCCTGAAGGTAATTGAATTTCAAATAATTCAATAAAATTATCTCCAATATCCTGATCTTGTACTACCTCTATTAAATTTAGTCTGCCATCCTTTTGAACATATCCACTAATAGTCCAAGTATAGCTTGAAGAAGGGCTAAATGTGGGATTAGAGTTTGATCTAAATTCAACTTCGAATGTTGATTCTTCAGTACTGTTAAGAAAAGTGATATCAAAATAAGTAATAGTTGTTCCCGTTAAGGGAGAAACATCTGCATTTGTAGTACTTATAACATCTATTACTCTATACGGATCATCTGGATCATTTTCTAAAATTACCCTAATTACATCCTTTTTATATACTAAAAAGTCATTATAATTTAAAATATCAGGAGTTAATGTTAGAGAATATATGGAGGGCGCGCCGGTATTTTCGTCGTCTCCTCCTCCGGGTGGAAATGCTGAAATAGCTAGAGAATTACTAGTTATGAACTCACTGTATCCATCTCCGTCTGTAAAACTAATTGTTAAAGATAAAGAAGTTCCTAAGTCATAAGCAACTGTTGTATATGTAGCTGCATTTGCTCCTGTTATGGGGTAACCGTTTCTATTCCATTGATATTCAAAAGTACCTAGTCCGTTACTGTCTGCAATATTTTCCGTATGAGAAAACTCATATCCAAATCCTACTTGATTTCCATCAATTGTAACTGTGCCAGTTGCAGCAACATTGGGGGGTACATACTCTTCTACCTCAAAAGTAATTTCATCAATAAAAGTATTCCAGCCCCCAGTAGTAGAGGCAGAAGCAGTTCCATTAACAAATTGCGGAGTAGTATTATAATGATGAAGTTTTAGAAAATATCTTCCTGGAGGACACGATGCAGTTGGTTGAATTTGTACAGCAGTAGTAGTGCTTGTTATAGATACTTGCCCGCTCGTATTTACAAAATAACTAGGATCGATTAAAGTATTTGAGCCGCCTCCACTTACAATTCTCCACTGAAAAGTTTCAGGAGTAGCTACAGGAGCATCAGAAACATGATAAGGAGTCCAAGTACCTGCTACATAAGGAACAAGACTGGTAGGGGCAGATATATTAATAGTTCCACTAGCTCCCTGAAGAATACTAGTTCCTGCAGAATTACCATCCCAGCCAAGAGTAGAAGGAAGCCATAAAATTCTAACAGAAGCTTGCGCTTTAGTAGTTAACTCATTTCCCGTAGTTGCAGCAGTAAAAAAGTACCACCTAGCATAATGATCATTATTATCAAAATTGGTATAAGTCCAAGTTTTATCTTTCTCATTATGATCTAACCACGGAGGATCTGGATCTGGATCATTAGCTGTAGGATCTGAGTTAGGAGAACGTACATAACGTATTTCTTTAACAATAGCGCCTTCAGTTCCTGTGTATTCTGTTTGTACATTGATAGTGTCTCCGACTTTTGCAATAATTGCGTAGTTATCAGATACATCTGTAGTCGGGGGAACATACCCGGGACTATTTAACTCAATGTAATAATCAAATTGACTCATGGTTCATAAACTCGTCTAAATTCTGCGGTTAGAGAATGATAACTATGGTACAAATACTTTATATTATATCCCTCACACACTACTTTTATAGTTTGATTTCCATCATACTCTGGAATAATTATATCAAAGTGTTTTGCTTGATGCACATCTAGAAACTTTGCTATAAGATTAATATCTTCTTTAGTTCTATTAGAAAAAGATACTCCAAACATATCTCTTTTAGAGTTTGTTCCATCTATAGCTCTTTGTTCATATCCATCTCCAAATTTTGCGGTCAAAATATTAAAATTTGAAGCCCTACTTAAACCCCTATCAAAAGTATAGAAAGAATCTGTAAGAGGAACTCCTCCAGATATAGCATCTGCAGGAACTTTTAGTATAAATATCTCTCCATAAGAGGATGTCCCTCCTGCAGTCCCGGGATCAATGCTCCATGCTCCTATTACGGCATTATATACATATGTTACTCCATTGTATGTATAAGTATCGCCATTTGAAGGACTACCTGGGAAATCTGCTGCCATTTAAGTCTCCTTAATTATCCTCAAGAGCTGCAATAGCTGCTTGAAAAGCCCCATAATCTGGAGAAGCCGCTGCAATTTCTTTCAACTTTGCTGTAGAGATGAGTCGAGTAGAGGTGCTGGGTGCCCCTCCTGCTTGGTGTTGAGCTACTTTTATATTTCCACTATCAGAGTAAATTGTATTATCTGACAAGTATAAATGTCTTATCTTATATTCAGCAGACCCTAGATCATATTGAGCATTTGTATCCGGGATTAAACTTCCTGACATTCCTAAAGCAGGAAGATTTCCTGTTAAAGCCGATGCATCTATAGTTGTACCTGCTTTAATTATTTGGGTGACTTCCGAAATTGGAGACCGTTTTAAGTTAAAAGTATATACATATACATTTGAGCCGGGCACTGTATCAACAGGTATTTCCCAATCATAATAATAATTAGGATCTCCTGCAAAACTTACTGCTGTAAAAGTGGCAGCGCCAGTTGCTTTCAATGTTGTATTTGCTGGGAAGTTGCCGTTGGCATCAGTTTCACCAGATATCGCGGCACCAGTTAGCAGCTCGAAAGAATCATCTTTTTTAATTGATGCAAATTTTTCATTAAAAGGAGATTCTGTTGGAGCTCCAGGCCCATTAGTTCGTATAACTAATTTATTTCCTGTTTGCCAATCTACATAAGCAACTCCTCCTGTGCCTTCACCTCCAAAGTCCATAGTTTCGCCAAGAACAAGTTGTCCTGACGAATCTGTGCTTAAAGTTTGATCGCCCATAAAAATGGTATTATTATCTAAGTACAAATATCTCCATTTTTGGGTAGCACTTCCTAAATCGTAACTTACACTGGTTGAGGGAAGGAAATGAGTATCTAACCGTAAGTTATTATTAGAATCAAAATCTAAAGTGCTAGTTCCATCTGTAATGCTAGAACTACTGCCGCCCGACCCTGCATCACTCGTATAAATTGTTCCTGCCATTGCGGAGTGGTTTTCGTCCACATAATAGAGAGTAGAAGGAGCATCTAAAGGTACAGTAAATGAAACCCTATCTCTATCCGCTCCATTATTTGTTACTCCATCTGTAGCCCCTAAAACATTTGCCGCATCATAAGCCCCTGAAGTACTTTGAATCCATAAAGGATGTCCACTGCTTAGTTCAAAATTTCCAAAATCTGCATAGACTTCTGTAGAATCTCCTGAATTATTTCCAAGGTCAAGCACTCCTAAAAGAGCTACCCACCGATACTGTCCTGTGGTTGTAAAAGTATAACTATACGAAGTAGCAGAACTACTCGTGCCAATGTAATATCCTTCGCTATTTTGAGGATAGGCTCGATAAAAGCCTCCATTTGTTATATCTACTAGCCAAAATTGTGCGCGTACTTCTTTTTCACTAGTTCTTTCATGATAAGAATTGATTTTTTCCCAAGTAAGTACATATCCTTCTTTTACATTAAAAGTAGGGGAAGCTGTATAAGCTTTTCTATACCAGTTACTAGACAACAGAAAGTATGTTTTTGTATAAAGCCTTACATAATTTCCCGCTCCTGCAGCTGTAAATACATAAACACCTTGAGTTGTAGTTTGTGAGTTTCCTTCAAACTGTGTATCTGTATGCGCTTGGGCTGGAAAAGTTTGACCATTTATACTATCCGCAGAAGTAATATAGTTACTGCTAGAAAAGGCCCAGCCGTCTGAACTGGTAATAGGGCTTAAACTGTCAAAATCACCCGGATCAAAATAATATGTTATACCCTTTTGAAGATATAGATCAGGATTTGTTCTTGCAACGGGAAATCCTGCCCCTGAGAAAGAAAAAGCAGAAGGAGTTCCACTAGTATAAGTAGGCTCGACATCAAATACAATTGAACTTGCACCATCAGCACCATCAGCACCATCTACTCCATTTACGCCGCGTAAATCTCCTGTGCTAAAACCTAGTCCATCATCAGAAGTAAACGTTACAGTACCTGTACTTATATCGTAAGAGCCCCCAGTAAACCCGGTGCCATCAGTTCCATTAGTACCATCTGCTCCATCAACTCCATCAGCACCATCTGCTCCAGCAGGTCCCGTAGCCCCAGTAGGGCCAGTAGGACCAGTGGGACCAGTGGGCCCTTGCGGGCCTACCACTGTTCCGGCATTAATAGTTGTACTATCTGCAAGAGTAAGAATTAAATCATCATTTGCATTTACTGTCGCTGAAGAAATACCTCTATTTCCATCGCCACGTAAATCTCCTGTGCTAAAACCTAGTCCATCATCAGAAGTAAATGTTACGACTCCTGTTGAAACAGTATAACTACCTCCAGTAAACCCTGTTCCATTAGTACCAGCAGGGCCGGTAGGTCCTGTCGCTCCTGTCGCTCCTGTGGGTCCAACCACCGGTCCGGCATTAATAGTTGTACTATCTGCGAGAGTAAGAATTAAATCATCATTTACATCTACTATTGCTGAAGAAATACCTCTATTCCCATCACCGCGTAAATCTGCAGTACTAAATCCTAGACCATCATCAGAGCTAAAGGTTACAATACCTGTTGAAGCAGTATAGCTACCTCCAGTAAATCCTAACCCTTGATTACCTTGTGGCCCTGTTAATCCTACAGGTCCGGCGGGACCTTGAGCACCATCTAGACCATCTGCTCCTTGAGGTCCTTGAGGGCCGGCGGGGCCTTGAATACCTGTAGCACCAGTAGGCCCAGCAGGTCCGACAGGTCCGGTAGGTCCAGTATTTCCTGTATCCCCTTTCTCTCCTTGAGGTCCCACAGGGCCTTGAGCACCCGTTTGTCCTTGAGGGCCATCATTTCCTGTAGGACCCGTGGGTCCAATAGGTCCTTGAGGTCCTTGAGGGCCAGTATTTCCTATTGGTCCAGTTGGTCCAGCAGGTCCAGTCGCTCCTGTAGCACCAACAGGTCCAGCAGGTCCAGCAGGTCCAGTAGCTCCTGTTTCGCCTGTATCTCCTTGAGGGCCATCATTTCCTATTGGGCCGGCAGGTCCTTGAGGTCCTTGAGGTCCGGCGGGGCCAGTACTTCCTATTGGTCCAGTTGGTCCAGCAGGTCCCGTAGGTCCAGTTGGTCCAGCAGGGCCCGTGGGTCCTGCGGGTCCAGTAGCTCCTATATCTCCTGTATCTCCTTGAGGCCCATCATTTCCTATCGGTCCTTGAGGTCCGGCGGGACCAGTTAATCCAATAGGCCCAGTTGGTCCCGCGGGTCCAATAGGTCCAGTAGGTCCAGTAGGTCCAGCAGGTCCTTGAGGGCCTTCTGGGCCTTCTGCACCATCATTTCCAGCAGGTCCTTGAGGGCCGGTAGGTCCAGTAGGGCCAGTTACAGAAGCTCCTGCGGGTCCAGTAGCTCCTTGAGGGCCATCATCACCTTTATCTCCTTGAGGCCCGACAGGGCCAGCGGGTCCAATAGGTCCTTGAGGTCCAGTTAATCCAATAGCCCCAGTATCACCTTTATCTCCTTTAGGTCCAGTTGGTCCGGTAGCTCCAACTGGTCCTTGAGGGCCGGTTGTACCTATACCAATAGGTCCTTGTGGTCCTTGTGGTCCTTGTGGTCCTGTAAGACCTTGAGGTCCAGTAGGTCCAGCTACTCCAGCAGGTCCTGAAGTACCGGTGGGGCCTGTGGGTCCTGCGTCTCCTGTCTCACCTTTTAATCCTGTGGGGCCAGTAATTACCCATTGCTGAGTATTTCCATCATCATAATAGATATACATTCGAAGATTTACGCTATCAAACCATAAATCTCCATCACTTGGATTACTAGGCGCTGCTGCTGAAACTGTTGCTGCCATTTACGCTGCTCCGTAGGGGCTTAAAATGCCGCCTGCTCTTTTTTGATTTTGAAGTTCTCTCTGTACCGCTGCTGCAACTGCA